TCTTTCATTTTTTCCATGAAAGCTTCAGCTTTGAATGGAGGCAATTGTCCGACATCAATATAAAAAACTCTTCTTTCGGGTGCTCTCGAAAGCCTATACACCAACATTGCGTCTTCCATGAGTCTTAATTGGTGTGCTGGCCCTCTGGCTGCTTCAACCATTGAAACGCCATAGGGGTAGAAAGTTTTTCTATCATCACCGATTTTGGCATGGACAATTTGTTCTGGAGCAAACCGGATGGCAGTTGCCATCATAATTTCTTGATCTGTCGATTGTACTACAGGCGCTCTTGTAAGGCTTTGGTAATCTGGTCCTTCTTTACTTTGCTGGAATTCGACTATTTTTCCTTTTGTTGTTTCAATTCTGTACATGGAATCAGCTGGCAAACGGACTAATTTCAAAACACCATCTTTGGGGTTGTCTAAATTGACAACAATCTCATAAAACAAATCACCATAAAGCAACAGACTCTTGAAATCTGCCCAAACTCTTCTGTTGATATTGACCATGGACCTGTGAAAGAACAAAAATTCAAGTTCATCTCTGACATCATCGTTTTTACAGGAAATAGTAAGCACATTTCCTTTAGAATCTTTCTGACAGTTATGCACCACCGTACTATTGGTACAAAAGTTTTCGTGTTTTTCAACTGTAAGGTCGTAAACTGGTTGTTCTTTGCCTTCTATTTTACCGATTACTCTTCTTGTGGAAGTAAAGTTGTAGGCCAACCATCTGATTTCACGAATGCTGAATCCTTCAGTCTTCAGTCTATTTTTAAGTGTTCTCCAATCACAATCAATTAGTTTCATAATTTGACCCATTGAAAGGTCTTGAGCCAAATAACGGCAATATTGATTTACCTTTTCAAGTTTTGGGAAGAACTTTCCTGTTCTCCATTCATCAACTTTTGGCTATTTTAGTTTGCCGTGGACTATGAGCCCAGCCAAGCGTGTAGTCATGTTTCTCGAAATCCCAGCAATATACCAAGAATTTTTCATTAGCATGAGTTTTGGCTAGTTCCTCGATGGGTATTAAACCAAATGGGGTTGCTACTGGAGTGTCACCAGAAAGACAGGCCTCATCTGCAAATACATTCAGGGCCATTTCAATTTCTGGAACGCTTCTTAATCTTTCATATTCTTTATATCTTGATTGTCTATTGCTTACTGTTGATAAATCGATAAAATCATTAGTTTCACGAAGTCTAACAAATCTAGAGTCTGCACCACCCCAAAAGCTGCCATCGGGGCTCATGGATGGAATTGAGTCTGGTGATGTAATGCCTGCGCCTACAACATCTTTAGTGTTGACTGTTCTTTCAAGGGGATCAGGAGTGAAGGCAAAACTAAATGTCTTAAAAAAGTCAGCCCATAATGGCGTTGGCATATTTTCTATTCAACCTTTCGTACACTATATTGTAGTTATTTATTCTAGCTATGTTTTTTAACCATTTAATAATTTTGAATCTTGCTGTTGGTTTTCTGCTGCCTTCAGATTGTTTTGTTCGGATGCCAGCATATCATCTAGAATTTTTAGCGCATTTTGTGCGTCTGCCATGGATGCGAATCCCATCTGCATTCGGGATTGCTCCATTTGTTGTTGTCGCTTTCTTCTTTTGTTTTCAACAAGATCAATAGATGCTAATGCTTTTTTCAAATAATATTTGGTGTCTTCAAGCGCAAATTGCGATGGAAGGCTTGAAAGTAAACCTCCGAGTTTTTCTTTAATTTCAGTAAGAATTTTCTCGTTTCTGTTCATTTAATCTCCTGAATATGAAAAACATTTATTCTTTCACCTAGCAATGTATATTCTATGCCATCGCTTCTAACAGTTTGATTTGCATTTATTGTTATCTTATAACTTGCATCATTTTGATTGCAGTAAGCAAAATGAGTTGGTATCGCTACCTCTTTGAAGTTTAATAATCTTCTTTTTATATTCCTATAATCATTTTCAGAAATTGATTTATAATGAATAAAAAGTTTCTTGAGCAACTTTTTGTTTTTCCTTTCGATGAAATAATCTACAAATGGATTGTCTTTGTTTTCAAAATGAATAGTGTTTTTCTCAAGTGATAAAACATGGTTGCCAACTTTAAATCTTCTAATTGGCTTCCATGTATCTGAAATGTTTTCTGGAAAAGGTTGGATAGTTGTTTCCAAGAAAATTCTAGTGTTGTTTGAAAATTCGTTGAGTAAATCTTGAATTCGTTCAGCGTAGTAATAGGTATTTGAATAAATTTCATTGATTAGGGCCATAGTTTGTTCAGGTTTGCCTGCGTCAAAATAGAGGCTAGAAATAGAGTCTGGGAGAACTAAATTATTTTTAGTTTCCAACAAATAACGGATATCTCTTGTTTCAGAGAATCTAACAGCATTTTTAATTGGTGAGTTTCTGCCAAGTCTTTCAAAAAGTCTGAAAAGATTTTCTTTGTCAGTATACAGATTATTAATCCATTCCTCATCGTACATAGATTTTTTCAAGGCATCTGCGTATTCATCCATTCTGAATTCGATTTGATTTGTTTTCGATTTCAATTCATTTACTGTTTTCATGGTTTACCTTTATTGCTGTAAAAAGAAAAGTCCAAAAGTAATCCAAGATATAGCCCATCCAAACTCCTTTAGAATTTTATCATTTTTTCTATACATTCCAATTATAAGTTCCTGTTCATATTCTTCTGGTGTTTTTTCTTGTTTTACAACATAATCTTTGATATAGTTATCCAAAGCAGACTTCAATTCACTTCTGATATCATATAAGCCCGATACTTTGTTATCGGTAGAATTACCATCAACTGTAATTGGTGACTCTCTGACAAGTTCAGTTCTAGCATGAACAGCTAGCGCCATGGCCATGACAGCATCATCGTGTTTTCCTTTTGCAGCTTGAGCTTTTCTTGTCTGGGTGTTGTATTCAAAAGTATTTAGCTCTTGAATTAGACGGGAGCTTTTTATTTTCAGGGACTTATTAATTACTCTTGATTGAAATTCTTGAAGAATAATAGGCCTGTTTGCAGTTGTGATCTTAATTCCGGCTCTAGGGTTTTTTGAGTTTTTTGATGAATAATAAATGTTTTCATAGTAGAGGTCGTTTTGCAAAATATTCAAAATGATTCCACCTGTCGCCATATCTTCGACAATAACAAGTGCTGTATTGTATAGGTTGGCAAGCTCATGGACAACATTTGCTAAATCATGGGGTGCAATTAGGTTGCTATAAAATTCAGCACATTGCTCTAAATTGTTTACATTCAAAACTTGAATACAAGAATTATCTCCTTCTTCTCCAACTCCTTCTGCTGAGTCAACAGATATAATGTATTCTTGGCCATCTACTGGTTGTTTCCAAATCCAAAGAGCCCCTCTTTCAATTTCTTGTCCGTGATCTTCAGAAAAGTTTTTATTTGCATATCTTGGGAAAAGCTTTTTAGTTGGCCTTGTTTTCCTTACTTCATCTTGCAGTTCCACAAGAACTTTTGATGGAACATAAGTTTCTCCAGAACCTAAGAACGATCTCAAAACTTCCTGTGCAAAACCTTTTTCACCTAATTGTGCTAGCTGTTCGTCAACCCACTTGGGATTATTTTTCTTGCTGTAATCCGGGTGTTCCCAGTAATCAAGATCGATTACATGGAACATATTTTTTCCTTCTTTGGCTTTTGTATATGTTTCCTCGTACCAGTTTCCCAAACCATTTACGGTGGAGACGAGGACGCAGCTACCACCTGTTGAAAGCACAGGCCACATAGCCTTCCAATGCTTGTCCATATCTGGAATAAATGCAGCCTCATCAATGATAAGAAATGTAACTGACTTACCACGGGCAGCTTCTGGGGAATAGAACTGAAGTGCGCCACCTGTGTCTGGAAACTGTTTAAGGTGATCGTTCCATTTTCCATCTTTTTTTGGTTTCATCCAAACTGGCATATGTTCAACAGCACGATCAACCATATAGCCAATAACGGTTGCTTCACGGTCGGTTTTTGATAATGCCATGATCTGTTGATCTAATTGAAACATACATTTCCATAAACCATAAAATATACTAACAGTTGTTAGGCCACCTTGACGGAATTTAGATATAATATTGAATCTGTGATCTTCATAGTCCTGTATTGTTCTATTTTGGTATTTAAACATCATAAAGGGTATTAGCCCTTTGGTTGGATGCAAGATTCTGATATACTTTTGGCAAAAATAAGAAAAACTTTCAGCGCATTTGACAATTTCTTCTTCCTGTCTTTCAATTGGATATTTTTCAATATCATCAATAGTTTCATCAGGATCGATGTTTAGTTGGTACGCATCGAAATGAAAAAATTCTTGGTCAAAAGTTTTCAGATAATATTCTTTTGTGCTTTTGAATTTGTTTTTCCAAACACTTTTTGCTGTCATTGGTTTTTCCAAAAGGTAGACTAACATATATATGAGGGAAAGAGAGGCAAAAATGTTATTAAATCCAGATCATGCTTATTTTGCACAAAAGATGCTTAGTGATTTGAGAAATGAAAAAAAACACATGTTGTTTTATTTAACAGCTGCCTCGACAGTAGGGGGAATACACAGGGAAGAATTCAAAGAATACTTTGCAAAAGAAGCTGCATCTGAAATGGCACATGTAATTGAGTTCCAAAATGCCTTGCTTGGATTAGGTGTTGATCTGACAGAAACAAATGATGCTGTTGAGTTTAATCATTATATATTAAGCTATTCTCCTATTGAACTTTTGGATTATGCTATGAAGATGGAAGCTGAAGTAGTTGCTAATTATGCACAGCGTATAAAGGAAGATGTAAAATTACTACAAGAGCCAGATCAAACATGGATGGAAAATTTTTATGAGGATCAGTTGGTAAAAAGTAGGGAAGATGTTGATAATTTGAGAATGTTGTTAAGAACTGTCTAACACTTTGATAGTCAGATACATAAATAAAATAATATATTTGAGGTAATAAACCATGTCATTTTTTCAAAATGTTTTTGATTTCGAGTTCAGGCCAACACTTTTAGGGGCTGACAGACAATACCAAATGTCTTGGAAGCTGCCAGCAAATACTAATCGCAGCGATTACATGTTGAGTGGAAATGCCGGTCCTTTTAACCTGTCTAACGGCGAAATACTTACAATAAATTATGCATATGATGTTAATTTTGTGAATTATTCATCTATGGATATTGATATATCTGGAACAACTCCAGAAGCAACTACTGCTCAAGAAATTGTTAGTACGCTAAACTCAGATGCGACATTTGCGAGTATGTTCACAGCTGTTGTATATCCAAGTACAACAAATCCCCAGAGTCCTAATAAGATTTTGATCAAAGGATTGAATAGTCGTGGTATATTCAGAGCTTATATTTCCAACAGCGGTGCTGAAAAAATTCTTCAGTTCAATAAGAAGGCTCCAATTCGTGAACTTCCAAGTTATTTTGCAAGATACACAATTGCAGAAAGATTCAACTATCCCACACTCGGCCCAGATCGTGTAATCGAACTTGATCCAGCATGCCCCTACGAAGCAGGCCTAATTTCAGCAGCTGGATATGACCCCGCTGCTCCCAAGGAAGACTGGGAGTTGCTACAAGGACAAAACGAGGCATACTGGACCTATAATAGGACATACGCTGATAGCGTATTAGTTTCTGAAATTAAATATCAATCAGGAGCCAGACCCGGAGACTTGGCAAAGAAGATATTTTATACCTACTCCGGTAGTGACCTAATTGGTCAACAAGATGTTCCTTATGTTTTACAAGAGGCCGATATACTAACACCTCCAAACGATCCAACTTATTTGTGGGTAGCAGGCTATAATGACAATGGTCGCCTTGGAACAAATGATACTATTAATTATTCATCACCAGTACAAACTGTTGCAGGTGGCAGCAATTGGAAAATGGTATCTGGGGGATATGAGCATAGTGCTGGCGTGAAGTTTGACGGAACGCTTTGGTGCTGGGGAAGAAATGCGGATGGTCAACTTGGAACAAACGATACAACAGATGTATCATCTCCAGTTCAAACAATTGCCAATACAGAAAACTGGAAATCTGTGGCTTGTGGTGGGTTCCATACTGTTGCAATCAAAGAAGACGGCACTCTCTGGTCGTGGGGGAACAATTACAATGGGCAACTTGGTACGAATGATACAAATTATTATTCGTCTCCAGTTCAAGAAATAACAAATGGCACAACTTGGAAATCGGTAACTTGTGGTTACGCATTTACAGCAGCTATTAAGAATGACGGCACTCTCTGGATGTGGGGATTCAACTATGCCGGTCAGCTTGGAGATGATTCTACTGATAGAAGAAGTTCTCCGGTTCAAACAATTGCTGGTGGTAATAATTGGTTCCAAGTAGCTTGTGGATATTCCTATACGGCTGCTGTAAAGACAGATGGCACACTTCATGTATGGGGAAGTAATTATGATGGTCAGCTAGGCACAAACGATACGGATGGGTATTCATCGCCAGTTCAAACTGTGACAGGTGGAAATAATTGGAAAGCTGTAGCATGTGGAAATAGTCATACACTTGCTCTCGATTGTGATGGAAACATTTGGTCTTTTGGAAGCAATAGTTATGGAGAGCTAGGTGATTCTACTACAAATGACAAGTCATCTCCTGTACAAATTGAAACTGCAAGTTCTGAATGGGCACAAGTATTTGCAGGCGGTGAAGGATCAGGATCAATAAGAGACGATAAGACTTTGTGGGTTTGGGGCTTCAATCCAAGTGGTGAGCTTGGCACAGGAAACACTAACTTTTATTCATCTCCAGTCCAAACAGTTATGAATGGAAATAACTGGAAATCAGGAGCATTTGGTACTTTCCACGCATTATTGCTGAAAAATTAAACAATATCTCCCCATTTATCTCTAATCCTTTGCAGTTCACGATTTTTGATGACTGCAAAGGATTTTTTATCTAGTTGATTTTTCTGTTTTACAAGTTTTTCTATTTTCGTTTCAGCTATAGAAAATAAATTGTCAATAACTTTTTCCCATTCTTCATGTGGAATATATGATTGCAAAACTCCAGCTGTTTCCGAATATACCAAGTTTCCTTTATACCACAATTTGATTGTATTTTCATACTCCATAAATGTTATATTAAGGTGATAGCCATACCCAAGTCCATCAAATGAGTGTCCTATTGAGTAGGAGTATGAATCTTCAGCAAATGTTGGCATAGTGTCTTCGTTAGGTTCTTCGTAAATTTCATCGAAATCTAAAACTTCTGCGCCTTCTGATTCCTTGACAAGTTCGTGTCCAAGAATCTTAGAAACTAAAAATATTTTGCCCTCATAACCCATTAGGTTTTTTTTTATAGCTTCTGTAGTTCTTTGCTCAACAATTCTGCTCTCTAGGTCCATATTATAGAATATGGGGGTAATCATGGATTTTTTCAAAAAAATAGCTCTTTGCGGTAAAAATATTTTCACGATGATTTTTTATAGGAAACCGACTAGTCCGACAAAAAGATTTCCACCAAAACCAAAACCACCAATTGATAAAAAGAAAGGCGTTATGAAATACTATTTAAACGACCCTGCTTATCCAAATTTAATTGGTGAAGTTACTGATCCTAAACCTATGGGTTTGTCTATCAATGTACCAAACCTACAGCCGGGAAACTTTGATTTTAATAGTCCTCAAGGCATAGCAAATAATACCATGGCGCTTCTTTGTCATGGCATTAATATGTTTAACCAGAAATTTAATTTAAACAAATGGGCTGTGGTAAGCACTTTACAAGTAAATACGATGGCTGGCTTTGATGCAAATGCATACTACGACAGAAGCAGCCTTAAATTTTTTTACTTTAATGGAAAGAATAATACTCAAGTATACACAGCTTTAAGCTCAGACATCGTCAGCCATGAATTAGGGCATGCGCTTCTAGATGCTTTGAGACCCGATTTCTTCAGCGCAGCTGCTATGGAAGTATGGGCATTTCATGAATCTTTTGGTGATGTGAATTCAATTTTGTGTGCTCTGTATCATGATGAACTTGTAAATTATGTTCTTAATGAAACGAACTTTGATCTAAGAAAATCTAATTTGGTTTCCAAAGTTGCAGAGCAGTTTGGGGTTAATTTAGGTAAATCATCATCGCTTAGAGAGGCAGCAAACAATTACAAGTATGTGAATCCAGCTAGTCTGCCAACAAAGTCCAACGATCCAAATGCCATAGTGCGAGAGCCACATAGTTTTTCGAAAATTATGACTGGAACTGTTTACGAAGTTCTTTGCAGAGTTTATGAGAAGTATGGAAAAAACAAAGATGCATTACTAAAGGCTAGGGATTATGTACGAGATACATTTTACAAAGCTTGCACAATGGCACCTTCGACAACCAACTTCTATGAAGCATTTGGTCAGGCTTGGATGAAACAAGATGAGAGTATGGGAGGTCAAAACAAAGACATCATCAACTCTGTATTTTCTGATCGTGGTATATTTAAGATACGAATGATGGCTGTTCAAGATTCACAAGCCTCTGAAAAAGAAAAAATTGAGTCTGTAAAAACACCCAACATGCATCTTCAAAAATGCAGATTGGATTGTTGTGTATCGGACTTGTTCAAAGACGAAATTGGAGGGTTGTCTACAAACGAATATATTTCTGATATGAAAGTTCAACTTGCAGTTGACAACTTATATCTTAAAGATATGGACGATGATGACATCGGATGGCAAAATGTTTCAGATACAGTAGAGCAAGCAAAAGTAGCTGCTAAGAATTTGGTGGAATATATTTTAGAAAATAAGCTTATAGGTCAAGATGATTCAGATGTTTGGTTCAAAGATAATGATGGCTATTTGAAAAGAAGGCTTTTCCAATGCGATTGCTATCGTCCAAATTATTTGTTTCCCGGAAATCCAGAATACAATAAACCATATAAACCTAAAAACAATTCTGGTTGTTGCACCTATGGTAGTTGCGCCAACTTAACTCCGAATCCTGCACCATCAATACAGCAAAGTTGTAATATAAGATATGGCTCTTCATGTAAATCTGTTTCGTTTAACGGAAAAAGTTGTTGAGCATTATTTTCTATCAAATTCTAAAATATTTATAAACAAATTTTATAAATAAAAACTATATTGCTATTGATCCGTCTGGGAAATAGCATAAAATTTTACACATGATTTTCATGCCGAGTTTGCGTGTAGGAGAAAAAATGATCACAAGCTTACAACTAATCGATTGCCTTTTTGAAGAATTTTTCATAAGTTCAATTTCTTCAAATAACAATGTTTATGAATTTCTAGAAAATAGTATTTATGATGATGAAGACGAAGACGAAGACGAAGATGATGATGATGATTGGGATGACGATGAGGACGATGAAGAAGAAGATGACGATGACGATTGGGACGATGATGAAGACGATGATGACGATGATGATTGGGATGACGATGAGGACGATGAAGAAGAAGATGACGATGAGGACATGGAGGAAGAAGAGTGGGATGATGACGATGATGATTGGGATGAAGACGAAGAGGATGAAGATGATTGGGACGATGACGATGATGAAGACGAGGACAATTATTGATTTTTAGCGAGACATGAACAATAGTTCTCTTTTTGTTTTTTTCCTACGGTCGGTTGGTGTGGGAGGCTTTTCGGAATTTTCAGCCCCGCCAACCGGCTGTTTGTATTTTTTATATAAATATTCAAGATTTGGCCCAGTTGGTGTAAGGCCATAATTATCTGCAATCTCAGAAATGTGGAAATAATCTTTGAAATTCATTCTAAATATATGTATACCTAAGTTTGATGTATTTTGAATTGGAGAAAGCTGTGAAAAGTAAAAAAAATTGGCCCGGAATTATGATTCTCGAATATTTTCGTATTCATAAAAACGGAAAAGTTATTCGAGAAGAAAAAAACATTCCAAATTTGTTGCATGTACAAGGAGAGCAAAGAATATTAGGTAATCTTTTTGGTGGAATTGCTATTCCTTCAACATATTACCTAGGAGTTGATGCTAGGACATCTTTGTCTGCATCAGATACATTAGCATCTTTAATCAACGAACCATCTACTGGTGGCTATAACCGTCAAGGAATAGCATCTAATTCGTTCACAATTGAAACAAGTGGTACAACGGTAAAGGCTAAAACTGGAATTATTACATTTTCTTGTACATCTGGCTCATGGCCACAAGCAAAAAATCTATTCTTGACTAATGTCGGAAGCGGAACTTCAGGCATTCTCTATTCTAGCGTTGTACTATCTTCACCATTTACTTTGAACTCCGGTGAAAGTATTACTCTAAAGTTTTCTATGGCATTATCAAACTGCTAAGAAAAGTTTAGTAATTTTGCGCTATTTTCGAACACGCTTATATCTCGTATCTCAACAGAGTGTACAGATATCACTCGTTTGTTTTGAATAACATATATTTTTCTAAAACGGAAAAAATATTCTTCTCTGCCACCATCATCCAGATCGAGAATGTCTTCAGAGTAAACAGTATCGTATGAATCTTCTGTTAATTTTTTATTGTCTTCTATATCTGATATCATATATTTAATAGGAATGTGAATTTTATAATAGCTCCCAGCAATTTGTATCTTGTCTTCAGCTTGTTCTGTGTCAATTTCATATTCTAAAAAAATTTCTTTTGGTAATTTATATTCTTTATCGTTGTTGATATTAGTAACTTCTATGCAGGTTCCCAATACTTTGAGCTTGGCACCAGAATATAAATCATATCTTTGTTCTCTTGTCAAAAATATTAGATGATTCAAGAACAAAGGATAAACAACTGTCTTAGGTTTTGTCGTACTCATATTCCGTTGCTTCTGTTATAAGGACAAATGTTTGAAAAATCGCATCGTCTGCAATGAAAACCTACATTAGCTGTTGCTTTATTTTCATCGGTTCCTTCGATTTGCAAGTAAAGTTTTTTAAGGCTTTCTTTAACTGCTAAAAGGTTTTCCATTTGAAAGTTAGTGCTGACGGTCTTGCCACCTTCGAGATATATCAAAGCTGCTTGAATGTTTTCTGGTTTGATTCCAAATTCTTCATTTACAACCATAGCATACGCATTCAACTGTAAATCACTTTTAATTGTTTTGCTATTTTTTCTCCAAGCATTATCTTTCGATGTTTTGTAATCAATTATGATTGCACGATCATTCTTTATTATCAATCTGTCAATAAATCCAAGAAGTATTTTCTTATCTGGTGGAGACAAGTCATACTCTATCTTGTACTCAATCTCGCCATCACAACCAACTCGCTCTGTGAGCTTCTCTACGACCTTCAGATGACTCCAAAATTTGTTTTTGTATTCGGGTGTGAGTGTATCAAGTTTATGTGAATCTTCAAATAATATATCACGATTTAGCAATTTTTTACCAATTTCAAATATTGGTTCCTCTGCTTTTTGTTTGACATAAATTTCAGCAGCTTTATGAATTAATTTTCCATAAACAAAATAAATTTGTTCAGGTTTGTCTGGAACGACTTTGAGGTGGTATTTATACTTGTATTGTGTTTGGCATAGCTCAAAGCATTGGCTACGACTAACACTTAAGTGGTTTATCAGCATAAACAATTATAGTCAGATTATTGGTGAAAAATGCCTATAGACTTCGACACTTTTCACAATTGGGCTCAAGATCGATTTGACAAAGTTCAGGTCAAAGGAAATGAAATATGCTTGAATTCAATATTTGCAGATAGTGATAGCAAATTCCATCTTTGGTGCAATCCAAGTGGTGGAAAAAATGAACGCCCGTATGGTGTGTTCCATTGTTGGAAGTCTGATAGAAAAGGGTCGTTAGTCAGTCTGGTTATGGAAGTTGATAAGTGCGACAGAGATGAGGCTCTTAAAACCCTAGGTATCAGTAAGCTAAGAGGCAGGCCGATAGAGGAAATAAGCGAGGACTTAGATCAAGATCAAGCGACTTGGGACATTACACTCCTTGAAAAAAATCTAAGCCTACCCCCACAGACTGTAAAAATAAATCAAGCAAATATTTATTGGTACAAAAAAGCCAAAGAATATTTAGACAGTCGAAAGATACCATCTGACAACCTTTATATTTGTACTGGAGGCAAATATCAAGGCAGAATAATAATCCCATACTATAGCCCAAAGGGCAACCTCATTTATTTCAATGGCAGAACGATAGTTGGATCGGAGCTAAGATATCGTGGGCCAGAAAAAGAATGTGGTGTAGGCAAAGAAGATGTACTGTTTTTCACATCGTTTCCAGAAAGAGATGCCAAAATTTATTTGTGTGAAGGTGAATTCGATGCTTTGTCACTAGCTGCATGTGGTTTGGTTGGTGTGGCTTGTGGTGGCAAAAATCTTAGCGATAAACAGGCGACTATGCTTTCTAATTATAAAGTTTGCTTGGCTTTGGATACAGATGAAGCTGGAATTACTGCATTAGAGAGGATGTATCAGAAACTAGTTTCTATTTGCCTTATAAATCCAACTCGAAGAATATCCAAAGTACAACCTCCTGAAAATTTCAAGGACTGGAACCAATTTTTGTGTGAACATAACGCTAAAATAGTAAGTAGTTATATCGAAGCAAAAGAAGAAGAGCTAGAAAGTGAAATCCCATATGGTTACAGATAAACAAAAGAGAAATCTTGATTACTTCAGAAACAAAATTGTAACAATTTTCACTTCTCCAATAAACAGAAATTTTACTGAACAAGAAGCTTTGGAATATTTTGTTGGCAAAATAACCAGTATCGATGACAATGGTATTTGGTACGAGCACCTAAAAACAAAATGCTTAAATTTTATATTTTACAACAAAATAACTTCTATCTCTGAAGAAAAATTTATCCCAGCAGATCAAGTTGAACAAGCCATGAGTGAACAGGCCGAAGAAAACCAAGTTCAACTCACGGCAGATGGTGAAATCAAGCCAATAGACAGTCCAAAAACTGTGAGTGATTTGAAAACGCTGCTAGGGATTTGATGGTCTGGTAAATTCTCCAATTTTTTTCAAGCTCATGAGCTTTGAGTCGAAATCATGGAATTCGCTGGCCGTATATTGAAAATTCGTTTCATCGAATTGTAATTCTTCTTCTTGCGAATGAATTTCGAAGTAGAACGATCTTCCTTTTTTGCCAACTAGCTTGAATTTATGCATCAAAAGAAAAGCTGCTGCGCCTAGGTCTGTAACATACTTGCTTGAACTAATTGGATAAGGGTACTCATCAAGCTTTTTCAATCCCATTAAACAATGATCAAAGTAGTGAAACTCGCTGAAAAGATAGGATGTTTTCAAATCCTCAAATTCTTTTAATTTCTCTTTGTCGATATTAAAAAGAAATGTTTTTTCTTTTCGTCCGCTGAGTGGATAGGAATGCATTAAGATATATGCAGCCACACCAAGGTCTTGCACAGGCCTCGTAACAGTATCTTTTTTCATTTTAGTTCTTCTTGCCTTTCATGCTTTCTTTTTTAATCAACCTGCTGCTTCAGCTGCGATTAGACAGCCTTTTGCAACTGAGTAGAGTGGTTCAGCGGGACGAATCACTTCTCCTACGGGGATGCTCAAATTTGCTTGCTTCAATGTTTGAGAGAATATATCTGTAAATCCTTTGGCCATAGAAGTGCCACCGGCAACTACGAAGTCTACAGGATTTTCAGTTTTTACAGCTTGTTTTGCAGAGGCAAGGCCTTCACGAATTCCATGGACTGTCTTCTCAATCATCAGGCGATACTGAGTAATAATCGCTCTTTCAACTAATGTTGTTGGTTCTGCTGATAAATCAACTTTAGCTTTCTCCTTATTGATAAAGGTTGGGCTTTCACCTGTAGCCTTGGCAGCTTGCTTATCGATCCAGTCTCCACTATTGACAATTGCAAAAGAAAAGATTGGATTGCCGTACATGGCAAAACAAACATTTACCATGCCTGCGCCACATGATACTCCAACGCCCGTGAATGCTTTCTTCTGTAGTTCAGCGTAGACGATTGCTAAGGCTTCGTTAATTGGTTTAGGGTCCACTTTGTACCCTTCATCAGATACATAGCTTTTGAAAATTGATTCCAGCACTCTTGAGTGATAATCAGCATCGGTTTCTTGATTGATTGCGTTGGCTGGGACGCTGTAATAAAGCTTGGTGCCGTCTTGTTCGACTGGATCAATTAGGCTGTGCGCCATAATGTTCATAATTTGGAAAGCGTCTCTCTCTTTAGGATTGACGCAACCGTCTTTCATAGGCCTTTTCAACTCTAGTGTGGGCAGAGTATAGGCCATATTTACAGCAGCTTCGCCCAAAGCATAAGCTACATTTTCTCTTTCGATTAGAGGCACTCCAGCTTGCTTCATCATGTTGAAAACAAATCTGTTTTCCAATGGTAATTCAAGAAAAGCATTTATTTCTCTTTTGTATAGAAAATCTCCTTTTTCATTCCTTCTGCAAGCGATAGCATTGTAAGTGCCAGCGTCATAGCCTATGCATTTCTTCATAAATCACCTTTCACTTTACTTTCCAAATTTGATCTTTTCGGTTGGCTTAAAATCAGGAATCATCCACGCAACATCATCGTCATCACTTTTTTGTTTAGTAGAAACCTGTTTGACATTAGAATTATCAGAAACAGATAGACTACCATTCTGATTAAGATTTATATTTATATCTAATTGTAAAGATATAACAACTTCTCCATCTTGGGTTACGACTTTGACATTTTGTGGTTTAATAAGCTGTGCCATATTGTATAATTTATTATAGTTCTCGTCAATTTATTTAGTATTTTTTAGCACAAATTTCCAAGCAGATTCAATCATTTCATTTGTCACATCAGTAAGACATGGCTTCAATTTAGCTTGTGGAGCAACTGTGCATGCACCGTAATTATTACATGGCCCGCAATAACCCGGATTGTCATCTGAGTGTTTTTGAACAACTTTTACAGTATCGTAATACTTACAAATGACTTTGCCGTTTGTGTAACAGAAAATAGCTAGAGTTGGTTTTTTGTATCCGGCTGCACAATGCATATGTCCTGTGTCTGTTGTTATCACATAATCAACCAAACTAGTACAAGCCATACATTCTTCTAATTTAAATGTTGTTATGATGGGTATTTTTAAATTAATCAAATCTAAAATAGGTGCAGAATGAACAATAAACAAAAAATGATCTTTAGTCATGTTTTTTATAAAAAGTGATTGTTCGTAAGTGAGATTTTTGATAGATATAGCCGATCTTGGGCTAAACATGACAAGCTTCTTAAAGCCGTCCCATCCAATCTCTTTTAATTTTTCGACTACTTTTTGATTGTGTTTAGAATAGTCAGGCATCCACATATTGTGGTTCGTTAGTTGAAATCCCATTCCATTAGCCCAAATGTCTGCACGATTTTTATCATTATCTTTTCCCTTAAGCCATTCATATTTAACGCAAGAGTGGGTGCAGTTGTAAACAGCCAAATACTCAGTTTCATCGTAATCTGCGCTATGAACGATTTTATTAACGAACGGGTGTTCTTTCGCTGCTGCAAAATAAGCATGAGGCACAGCCCAATCAAAATTAAAATCAGGCATTTCTTTTTTCAAATCCTCAAATATCATTCGCATATTTAGGATATCTCCGTAGCCACCAGAACTACGAAGTATCAAAATTTTGTTTCTTAATTTATTAAATTGAGATACAGAGATTTGCTTTTTGTTTTTATTAAAATTCAAAAGACTAGCCATATAAGTAAAAAAGAAAAGGGGAAGAATATTCTTCCCCTTTTCTCAAAGAAAAAGTTCATTAAGTTAGCTATTACAGATGCTTCTGACAGCGCAGATGATTTGTAGGTTGGTGTCTGTTCCTGTTGCGTTATCAAATGCTAGAGCGGTAATTGTCAAATCTCCAGCGTTGAAAACTTGTGTGTCTCCACCATCAAGATTGAATATGGCACCTGACTGGCCATTGATCTTAACGCTGACAGCACTTGAGCCAGTATTTGTGATCTGTACGAATGTTGCGTATCCACCTGTGTCTGTAAGAATGTCAGCCACATTTGCAGCATAGCTAGTTCCAGCTGTTACTGTTAGGTTATAAACCTTGGGGAAAGTATTCTCGCCGGGGATGTCAGAGTAGATGCTGCCATCATCATCCAAAACTTCAACAATTTGATACTCAAGGGGTACTTGAGGATAAGCAAATCGTTTCCAGTAGTTGCAGTCTGTGAATGTTGAGCCGTCGATTAGTTCACGAATTTTTCTATTAGGACCGGCCACATAAATTGTTCTTTGAATTGAGGGAACAACTTGTGCGCCAGTAGTTGGATTCACATCAAGTAACCCTTCAGCTTTATTGTTAATAGCTACTTTAAATACGCTCATATTATCTCCTTAATGAGAATTTTCTTTATGTATTTATCTATGTTGCTTAATTATTTAAACTAAATATATGGAATAAATTTATACAATGTTATCAATACAACTAGTATTAAACACTTCGAGCTTTTTAGGAAATAAATTTTCATATTCTTTGAATTGTTCGTAGTTGAAAATCATTTCATCATCATTTTGAACAATATTATTGATAAAAAGATATAAATTTAAATCTTTATAGTTTTTTTTGATTATCTTGAATTTCTCTAAAAGTGTTTTTTTGATACTATCATTTGATCCAGAATAAATAATAGCAAAGTTATTACGGATGGAATATAAATATTTTATGGAAAACATAGAACCCTTATCACCAGATGATATAGTAAAAGAGTCAAAAAGTGCGATAAATATATTTCTTGATTCTTTGGGAGAGGATTCTGTGTACAAAACGATATTTCTGGAACAACTTTGCAAACTTATTGCAGAAAAAAGGATATAGAATGCAATTTCTCTACATGGCAAGAAGGGATAAATTTACTGTGGAATTTATTTCTACATCCGACTCCAAGAATAAAGATTTTTACAAAAGAAATCTACAAGTCAATCAAATCAATCTCAATAACGAGCAAAAATTTCAATTAGAAAAAATATACTACCCCAACCGAATGGACTGGGAGTTAATTGTAGAAGAAGCTGCTGATATCAATCAAATCCGGGATAGACTACGCAAAAGGGGTTACAAATATGTACCTACCAGCTTTTACCACCAAATTCCTAAAAGCCAAAAAGTATTTTTAGCTTGACTCGAAAACAATTTTTTATAGATTGATCATAGGCTAAAAAGGAGTTGGCTATGTCAGAAGAGAAGTACTCAAATAAATACATTCTTGCTTCTTCAATAGTTGGATTATTTGTAAATGCATTTTTAGTCTATGTAATAACAGGAATAGCAGCAAGACAAGAAATTACAAATAAAAGTATAACAACATTTCGTTCCTCTTTACCAAATGACATGCAATCTAAATCTATTTTTGAAGCTGGATACCAGCAAGGCATGAAAAATAGAGAACAAGAGATTGAACAAGCTTATGAAGATGGATATCACAAAGCTACTGAAGATATTCAATGTCCAGCGACAGGAGCATTGCTTCCAGCTAAAAACAATCCTGAAATTAAAAAACCAATTGTTCCAAACAAATAACTATACTTCTTCGGCAAATTCTTTTTTGATATAGAATTTTCCTCTTTTTGTTTTGATGAGGAATAGATCGTCGTAAACTTCTTTAACTATCCCTCCATGTTTAACAAAACAACGAGCAACCATTTTTTCAGTATGTTTCTGAAAAGGACAGTCTATGTTTTCTAGAATCTCTTGAAAATTTCCCTTGGCCTTTACGCTATGGCCTTTAAGTATTTCTCCAGTCTTTTCAGACTCTTCAACCCAATGTTTGAAGTCGTTTAAAAAGTTTTGTGACCAGAGTTTCGAATTTTTATCCTTCATATACGCTCAACTTATTATTTGTATGCAAACATCTTGCTCAAGATATTTAGCAAATGAAAAGCTATTTTTTATTCCTGTGTAATATAAATTATTATTTGGATTTGCAAATTTATTCCAAAATAAATAAGAATTAATAATTTTGTTTGCCAATATTTGTTGTGGGTAACACCAAGCATCTGTGTCAATCTGTTCGCACCCCGGTCGTTCTTTCTTGTAAGCGTTTGAGCAATACGCTAAAACTATGTTCTTGGCACCAAAGTTCCATGCACATCCTAAAGCAGCACAGATAGGATTTCTGTAATCATCAATATATCCAGATGATTTTTTGGCTACAGGACTTTGATATTTTTGGTTGCATGTTGGATCATAAAAATACTTAATATTACGATAATTTGTTACAAATTTATGATTAGTTCTTCTGCTTGCAATAAGTTTTGGCCACCCGTTCTTAGGTGTTTGTGCCATGATGTTGTCAAAAGGGTTGTTGACAAGCAAAAAATCTGGGAACCTATTTGATTCCCAGAAACGGATTGCAGAGTTTACCGCTATAACGCAGAAGTTTGGATTAAGATTATCAAGAAGCTTTTTGTGCTCTTCGAATCCCAATCCATCAGATATGATCAACACATTGTCAAACTGAAAATTTTCATCTAGTAGATTTGGTGATCCAACTTTTGAATTTTTAATTTCATTTTCGATGATGGTTTTTATTTCGTTATCTTCGTATAAAGAATTTAAATCATTTGGTACAACATTAGGTTTAGTGTAATTTCTAACCCATAAGTCTTCAGTTTTGATGTATTCGTTTCTTGTGTCATCTATTCTCAAAAATAATTCTTCTCTTTTTCCTATCGCATTTAAGACAGGAATTGTTCTCATATTTGTTTTAGGTTTTTGCATACTATTCACCAAGAAGCTCATTCATATCTGGAAGAATTTGATTATTTTTAATCATAAGCTTCATAGTTTTAAATGAGTCTTGCATGGCATTTTTTACATTTTCATCAAATTCTTGATTATTTTGATCTTGTTCTGGAAAATCTGGTGTTGAACTATATCCATTTTGAGCAAAATAAAAATTGTTTTCGACTTCAGAATTGCTCACAGCTTCTTCTGGAACAACATAGCCATTTCCCAAGGTGATAAATTGTGGGATGTTAGGTTGAGTTGTTGTCATTTCACTCATGGCAAATGCTGGGGCAGGCGTTGGAGATGGTGCCGGTGTGGAACTTGTGCCAAGATATACTCTAGAAACACAAGCCATGAGATTTCTTGCTTGCGATAATGTTCCGGGTACTGAAAAAATTGTATCATTTAAATAGTGTATTGTTTCTATAGAGTTTGAATTGGCAGATGTGGAGTAAGATGTAGCCCCACCCAAAAAATATCCCTTGCTGCTTCCCTCGTTGAGTCCACCTAGAAGAATCTTGCCAGACGATAATGTAATATACATGGCAACTGTAGAATCACTTGGATAATGCATTTTTTCAATACTTTTTAATAAAACATTACTTAGAGTATTTGAGTTTCCCCCAGCTATGTATCCTTGTGAATTGTTCCCATCTGTGCCTGCGTGTCTTTGTCTAGAGGCCTTCAAATCATCAGTCGTTTTTGCAGAAAAAGTATCAGTACTATAAATCAAAAGCGATGTAAGCGTAGTGCTCAATGGTGTTTGTCCTATTGATCCCGTTATTCCTCCAGTCAGATAACCTTTTTCTGTTTGATTGGAAACACCGACATGTGCGTATCGGCCCGGATTAAGCTGTGCAGTTGCAGGGCTTGTCATAGTTGCCGTTGAATATACTAATTTATCTACAGCGGTGCCTGAGCCAGTATAATAACCAGAGGTATCTCCATGAGAAAGGCCCGCTCCAGCTTGTCGAGCAGAACTCAAAGAAACTGTTGTATATGCAGCTGTTACTTCAGTTGCAAATGTTATTCTGAAAAAACTTGAAACATAACCTGAAAATGCTTGGCCACCACCTCCACCCATATAACCATGGGTGCTATTTGCAGTTACGGACATCCAATACCTTTGAAAACCCGTTGGCAACGCTGCACTTGGCAAAGATGTTACAGAGTCAGTTTTGTATGATATTTTATCTGCGGTTGTTGTTGCTATATTCCCAACAGCGCCACCTATTGCATAACCAGAAAAATTCAAACCACCTACTGCACCTTTGCTATCTACAGCACCACCAGAACCGCTTCCAAGAGGAATGCAAACCAATTCAACAAATTGATCCGCTATTACATCGATATTGACTGGTGTAATTGAAACTGTACTTGCAATAACAGGAATATTGCTAAATGTGATTTGACTTGGAACAATAACTGGTGGATCAAGAATTATTGTCGATGGAATATTTATTGGACCAAATGGACCGATGTCTAAACAAGGAAAAACAATTGGAGGCAAATTGACATCGGCAGAGGTGTTTGGATCAGTAATATACTGCAAATCTGGAAAGTCAGCTATCGGGTCAATAGTTATGTTTTGATCATCTGGAACAACCGTTATCAAA